GAGTCTACTCCACAAGTAGACCCTATTGAAGTAGAAGCTCGCGAACAGGGTTGGAAACCTAAAGAAGAGTATGAGGGTGATCCAACTAAATGGCGTCCTGCTAAAGAGTTTGTAGAACGTGGTGAGTTGTTTGGTAAGATTGATCACATGGGTAAGGAACTTAAGGAAACCCGCAAGGCCCTTAAGATGCTTCAAGATCATCATACCAAAGTTCGTGAGACTGAGTATAACCGTGCATTGACTGAATTGAAGGCGCTTCAAAAGAAGCATCTAGAAGAAGGCAATTCAGACGGGTATCTCGAAACTACCGAACTTCTAACAGACCTTAAAGCTGAACAAAAGGCTCGTGAGGTTGTACAACAGAACACTCCGAATCAACCCGATCCGCGATTCCTTAACTGGGTATCTGCGAATAAGTGGTATGAGAAGGATACTGAAATGCGTAAATATGCTGACACTTTGGGAGCCGGTTATGCTGCAAGCAATCCTGGTATTGATCCTGAAGAAGTTCTTCAGTATGTAACAAAGGAAGTACGAACCCGGTTCTCAACTAAGTTCGTGAATCCTAATAGAGAGAAACCTTCTACAGTTGAAGGGGCCAGTACAGGGGCAGCTAACAAGAGTTCATTTGAACTTACCGACGATGAGCGTAAAGTAATGAATACGTTCGTTCGTGCAGGTGTTATGTCCAAAGAAGATTATATTGCACAAGTTAAGCAAATGAGAGGTGTCAAATAATGAGTCGAGTTACTAAAGAACGCGTAGCGCGTAAATCGTTGAATCAGCGTGGACCACAATCCATCGCTGGGGATAAAGACCCCAACTATGTCTATCGTTTCGTTAATGACACTGGTAGTCGTATTGCTAATTTCCAAGCTGCTGGATATGAGTTCGTTCAGGACACTGACCTAGTAGTTGGAGATTCTCGTGTGTTTGATCCTTCTGATATTGGTTCCGGTAAACGGGTTACTAGTAATGATGGTACTGTTTCTTACCTAATGCGTACTAAGAAAGAATACTATGAAGAAGATCAAGCTGCAAAGGCTGCTCAAATTAATGAAACTGAGCAGGCAATGAAACAAGAAGCTTCTCAAGGTATGTACGGTAAATTAAATATTACCTAATGCTCTGAGGTTAGCTTCTATTAACCTCAAAGGAAAATATAAGTATGGCAAATACTTCCAAAATTAACGGTTTTCGTCCCGTTAAACATGTTACTGGTGCCCCGTATAATGGCCAAGCTAACATTTATGGTGTCGCTTCTGGTGACTCCACTGCACTTTTCGTAGGCGACGTTGTTAAACTCGCTGCTGATGGTAATGCTGCCGGTATCCAATATGTAACTGCACATGCTGCTGGTACTGCTGGTACTGGTCAACCTGCTCTTGGTGTTGTTGTTGGTATTATCAATACCAAACTCGATCCAGTTGAAGGTCGCATGTCTGCTGGTAGTATCTCTCTTGATACTCCTGTATATCGTCCCGGTTCTGTTGAACAGTACGTTCTCGTTGCAGATTCTCCCGATCTAATCTATGAAGTTGAAGCTACCGCTGCCGGTTCTGCTTACTCCTTCGCTGTCGCAGACGTTGGTCAAAATGCAAACATCTTCGCTGGCTCCGGTTCTACCACCACAGGTAACTCCGCCCATTCACTAAACATGTCCGACAAGGGTACTGCTGCAACTCTACCATTTAAGATTGTTGGTGTGAGCAAGAAGATTGATAACGAAGTAACTGGCAACTATACTAAAGTTCTAGTTCAAATCAACAACCATCAGTACAAGTCTGTCGGTACTGTAGGCGTTTAATAGAAAGGTATAGAAAATGTCAGGTATTATTACTAGTTCCAGTTTTGCAAAACTACTCTGGCCCGGCCTCAATTCCATTTATGGTAAAGAGTACGCGGACTACCCAGTTGAATGGGATAAGCTCTTCGAGAAGAATTCTTCTGATCGTGCTTATGAAGAAGACCTCGGTCTAAGTTCTTTTGGCCTAGCGGCTGTTAAGAACGAAGGCGCTCCAATTCAATATGATACTGAGCGTCAAGGCTTCACCTCACGATACAACCATGTTGTATATGCTCTTGGTTTTATCGTTACTCGTGAAATCTTTGAAGATGACCAGTATGGTAAGGTTGGTGCACAAAAGGCTAAGGCTCTTGCCCGCTCAATGCGTCAAACCAAGGAAATCGTTGGTGCGAATATTTACAATCGCGCATTCGATTCCGCCTACAAGGGTGGCGATGGTGTTGAACTAATCTCCGCTTCTCACCCCAATGTTGCTGGTGGTACTTTCTCTAACAAGATCGCTACTGCTGCTGACCTATCAGAAGCTGCTCTTGAGCAGGCTGTTATTGATATTGCAGGTTTCCGTGATGATCGTGGTCTTCTGATCGCTGCTCGTCCTCAACAACTTGTTATTCCTTATCAACAGACTTTTGAAGTCAAGCGCATTCTTGGTGCTGATGGTCGTGTTGGTACTGATCTAAATGATCCGAACGTTCTCAAGGACATGGGTCTATTTAGCAATGTTACCATCAATCACTATCTAACCGATGCTGATGCTTGGTTCATTCGTACCAACGTTAAGGATGGTATCAAGTATTTCGAGCGTCGTGGTGATGCTTTCGAAATGGATAACGATTTCGATACCGAGAACGCCAAGTTCAAGGCAACTGCTCGTTACTCCTTCGGTTGGTCTGATCCACGTTCTATCTATGGTAGTGCTGGTGCATAATGGCAGCTAACTTCGTCGGTCCTGCCGGCGTAACTGTTACCACTCCTGCGGCAAGGGACCCACTTGTAAAGGTGGGTATCCTTGAAGTAGCAGATGGTTCAACAGGCTTCGCCGCTTTCGTCTTGCCTAAGTATGCTGTGCCTATTGGTGTATATACCGTTAGTGCTGGTGCGAATGCTACTCAGACTATCAACGTTGGTTATACCAACGGTGGTGTTGAACTACTGAGTGCCTTTGCTCCTAACTCTACTGGTTATGCAGTATCTGGTGCTGCTACTGGTGCCGGTGTTGGTGTTCAACTAACTGCTGATAAGACTGTTTATCTAAAGGCTAGTGCAACTCTAACGAATCCAGTTATTGTTAAAGTGGAATATTACATTCCTCCACAGGGTCTAACTCTGTAATACCCTAGAGGGCGTAGTTTGTTTAATCGCAAATTGCGCCCTTTATTTTTAAGGAAATTTATGTCAGCACATCGTTCTGCGAATGCGACAGTTGCCGCACATGGCGCAAAAACCATTACTCCAAGTGATTCGACAGTGTTAGAAATTACACGCGGATTATTTATTGGTACTACTGGAGATCTCACTGTAACAATGGCTGATGGCCATGATGCAGTATTTGTTAATTTACCTTCAGGTAGTGTATTGCCAATTCAAGTATCGAAGGTCAAAACAGCGTCAACTGCAACAAATCTTTTAGCTCTATATTAAGGATAATTAAATGGCTACATACAATAAATTTAATCAATATACTCTGGATCTAGTTAATGGTGTTCATGATTGGGATGCACATAGTTTTAAACTAATGCTTACTAACACTGCACCAGTAGCAACAAATTCAGTAAAAGCTAACCTAACAGAAATTACTGCTGGTAATGGTTATACTGCTGGCGGTACAGCAACTACAATTACTACTTCAGTTTCTTCTGGTGTTGCTAAGGCCGTAGGTACTGATGTTACTTGGACAGCTTCTGGTGGAACTATTGGTCCTTTTAGATATGTTGTTTTGTATAATGATACTCCAACCTCTCCTGCAGATCCTTTGGTTGCTTGGTGGGATTATGGTAGTTCAATTACATTAAATAGTACCGATTCTTTTACTGCAGATGTTAATCCTACAAATGGATTCTGGTCACTGACTTAAGATGAAGTATTCTCTCCATATAGGTGGCTCGACGCCGGCATGGCGGAGCAGCATGACCGCAAACACGTGGCGCACGATTCCGGCCAGTAACAAGCTGTCCGATCTCGACCCAGCGCAAAACCCGGCGATGAATCCGAACTACCCGTCGCCGCCGGAGTGGGGTCTAAGCAATGCCGGCGTGGTGAAAGCGTGGTGTGGTGCCTGCTA